AAATAAGTTAGTAAATTTTTGGCATATCCTTGATTTCGAAATTCGGGATTGGTTGCAATACTTTTTAAATAAAATGTATTTCGGGTCCGTTCATATTCAAATACTAAACGTGAAGCTTCATTGTATATTTGATATTCAGAAATTCCATCTCCTACAAGTCCTAAATAATTAATTTTATAATCCTTTTCACTAATTTCTTTTATAGTTTTTTTTTATCTGCTTGGCCAAATACATGTTTTCCAATTTTAATTTTATCCATATTTCTCCCCCATACAGGGTCAGCCAATTCAGGATTATAATAATGTGTAGCTCCTTTTGTAATATCAGGAAGTCTTCCGGTTCTAGCCGCATCTACCAATTGAAGAATCTGTTTATAAATTTTATCATTAGATTTTGATCGAGCTAATGATAAGGCATATTCTTCAGGATTAGAAATGTTATTCCACATTGAGAATTGTTTTCTTTTCAATACGACTCCACGGGCATTGGAAAAGTCATTTTTGGACCGATTCATTATTACATTAAGAACGGCTTGTTGTCCACGGGGGCCCTCTCCTCGAGCTTCTCCCCAAACGGTGGCGGCAACAATGTATGCGTCCATAAGTTCTTTTTGTCCCAAGACATTCGCTGGAGCGGGCCTATCTACTTTCATTATGTGGGCCGGTGGTGGCGGTGGAGGAGTATCCATAGCTTCTAAAATTTCTGCATTTTTCTTTCGGATTAAATTTACCACACTTTGAATTTTATGTCCAGCATTTTTTAACAGGGCAATCATTCCGAAATGTAAGGGTTCGGGCCAGTCTCCCCATTCGCACCATTCAAATCCAGAGCTTTCCCAATTCAATTCGGGCCTAAATTCTTCAGGAACTACGACCAAATAATTATAATATTTAAATCCGGCACGAGGATCGTCGTATGTCCATAGAGGCGTAACTTTGTAACGCCCCGAAAATCCTGTTTCTTCTTCTACTTCTCGGTCAAGTGCCTGTAAAACTGATTCGTCTTCATCAATTTTTCCTCCCCAAGTTCCCCATGTATTGGGTTCATAATCAACCATGCTGCTGCGGCGGGATAAAAGAATTCTTCCTGTGTCTTTTGCAATGAAAATACATCCACAAGCCCCGTGTCCCGTATCCCAATAAGATTGCGTTAAATTTCCTTCATTAAGAGGACATAAATTATATAAATTGATTTTAGACATGTCGTTTGTTTATAAATTTTAAATATTTGTTAATTTAATATAAATAAATATCAGTATCAAAGGATAAGATTCGCATATTTATAAGAAGAGTTGTAATTAATTTATAAATAATATGGCCGTATCAAATCAAGATAAAATTCGATTTCCTGGAAGCGGGTCTGCCGTTCCGGGGAATACCCCCTTCGGACAATATGATTCGGATCCTGTATTCTGTAAAGATTGCTATAGTGCTATGATCTGGGCTGCCCGACGTTTGGGATACCCTGCGGTTGCGGTTGAAATGATAGATATACATTTTTATGCTGCATTTGAAGAGGCATGTAATGTTTATAATGCTAAAGTAAATGAGTATAATATGATAAATAATATGCTTTCTTTACAGGGACAGAAAAGAACGGATATTGTTACTGGACGCAATATACAAGGAACAGGACTTCCTCAAATTATTAATTTAGCTAAAGATTATGGTTCTGAAGCTGGGACCGGCGGAAAAATTGACTGGAAAAGAGTATCTATTCCGGTTGTTGCTGGAACGCAAAATTATGATTTGCAACATTTAATTGGTGATGCTAAAGAAAATTGTGATCGAATAGAAGTTAAACGGGTATTTCATGAGCGACCCCCCGCTAGCGCACGTATATATGACCCCTTTTCTATGACTGGTATGAGTTATTCCAATATTTTACAAGAATTGGGATTCGGAGCATATTCTCCTGCCGTACAATTTTTAATGACACCTATTTTTGAAGATTTATTGCGTATGCAAGCCATTGAATTTAATGATATGGTTCGTAAAAGTCAATATTCATTTGAAATTATAAATAATAAATTGAGAATTTTCCCTGTACCAACCCTTAATTTTAAATTGTGGTTTGAATATATAAATGAAACTGACAGATCTTCTATGGGGGCATTATCAAATACTCCAATGACTGGTTCACAGGCTGTTTCTTCTGATTTTGCTAATGTTCCATATGTAAATCATCCATATTCAACGATTAATGATCCAGGAAAACAATGGATTCGTGATTATTTCTTAGCTAATTGTAAAGAAATTTTGGGTGCTGTTAGACAGAAGCATCAAACAATACCCATTCCCGGAGGAGAAGTAACTTTAGACGGCGCTGAACTTCGTTCGGAAGCACAACAAACAAAAGAACGTCTTATGGATACTTTGAAAGAAATGTTAGAAGCTGCTGGAAAATTCGCTCAAATGGAAAAACAGGCGGCTTTTAATGAACAATTACAATCAACATTGCGTGGAGTACCAATGTATATTTATATAGGATAATTATGTCATTGCCCGGAAGATATTTTTCAGAAAGAGATATAGGATTCATCAACGGAATAAATGATGAATTGTTGGGCGATGTTATTAAAACTGAAGTTTTAATATATGCGGTGTGCCCAGAACAAACACGAATTAATATTTATGGAGAAAGTTCTCCTTCAAGTGGTAAAGTGTTTTATCCTCCCGTTGAGGTTATTTGCTTAGTAGATAGAGCCGATATTACAACGGATGCTGATGATTTTGGTCCTGAACGTAAACAAAATGTTGCCTTCAAATTTATGGAAAAAGATTTACAAGAAGTCGATTTATTCCCTCAAACTGGAGACATAATATTTTTTAATGACCGTTATCATGAAATAACTGATGTAGTGCAAGAGCAATTTTTGGGAGGAATTCCCGATAAATCCTTTAGCATTATAGTTAATACTCACTATACCAGCATAAGTAAAGTGGATCTGGTAGAAAGGCAATCGTAAATATGGGAAGATGGAAAGGTAATGTTAGAAATCCCGCCCCCAACCCAATTCAAGCACCAATTGAACGGGCTGAAAAACTGGAGTCGATTAATCGGGTTGAACAAGTACGTCGAGATACTGATAAACAAAAAAACATTACTATTAGTTTATATGACATTGATGAGACTATATTATTACATCTTGAGCAATTACAATTACAGGTAGAAGATCAAGGAAAACAAGTTAAAGTGCCTTTCTTTTATGGTTCGCCGGAGCGATGGGTATCTGCTAGACGAGACGGATATATTCGTGATAAACAAGGAAAAATAATTCTTCCTGCTGTTATTTTGAAACGTACTAATTCGGAAGCTGATTCCACTTTGCAATTTTTCCATCGTTATTTGAACGTTCCGGTAATGAAAAAATATTCCGAAAAAAATGCATATACTCAATTTTCGGCGTTGATGGGGAGAAATGTTCCTATTAATGATGTTTATAATATTACTATGCCCAATCATATGGTCCTTACATATCATTTCATAGTATGGACGGCATATGTGGAACAAATGAATAAACTTATTGAAACGTTCCAATTTAATACAAAAGATTATTGGGGAAGTAAAAAGGGATTTCGGTTCCGTACAAAAATTGAATCATATGGACATACAGTAGAACTTCAAGCTAATGATGAAAGAATTGTTAAGAGTGAATTTGATTTAATTACTCACGGATATATTTTACCAGATAGCATGACTAAATTGGAAGATCATATTCTTACCACTCAAAAATTTCTTACACCCAAAAAAGTAGTTATTGGTTTGGAAACAGTAACTTCGGAACATGATTTTAATAGAATCGATCCTAATCGAGAAAAATGGCAAAGTCCATATTATCCAAATCTTCAAAAAGATACAGAAATACCACAACCCCGAATTTCTACAGATAGTAATATAATTGATAATAGTTTGTATGGAGGAATTAAAGTGGAAGAAGTTCCTCTATTTTTACGCATTGTTCATGTACCAACTCAAAAAAATTCGACAGGACAAGAAGGAAATATTTCATATGATTCTAAATATTTTTATGTATATTAT